GGTGTGGGTGAGCAATTTTCAAGTGTTCTTTGTCGATTAGGTAAAGACTACGTGAAACACGCTATCAATATGAATGTAGAAACTGACATTCAAACTATGTGGACTATTCATAGTTATGAAGGTGACTATAACCCTATGCATGATCACGGCACACGAACCTCTATGGGACTGTCTTGTATCCTATATCTAAAGGTTCCACCACAAATCGAAGCACTTGATAATCCAGCTGAAAACTTTGCAGGACTTAATGGTGCATCTGGTGCAGTTGATGGATTTACATATCTGCAATGGGGCACAAATGGTATGCGAGATGTTAATATGCTCCGTCCTATCACAGAAGAATATGTTAAACCAGAAGTTGGCACTTTGATTATGTTCCCTGCTTGGATGCGACATGGTGTAATGCCCTTCTTTGGTGAAGGCGAACGTAGGACGTTCTCTGCAAATATCAACATTACGCCTAATGAAGATGTTCAGGCTAAGAGTCTTATTGGTTAAGATGAAAAATTTGAAGATTGACTACAAGTACAATGAAGACATTGCTCTTAAAGAATTGTGCGATTATATCGACTCCACTTATGATGAACACTATAGTAAGAACAGGTTTCAAGCTACAGAGTTCATCATCGATGGTGGACACGGTGAAGGTTTTTGTATCGGGAACATACTCAAGTATGCACAACGGTATGGAAAAAAGAATGGTAAGTCCAGAAGTGACTTGCTAAAGGTAATACATTATGGTATTATAGCTTTACACATTAATTCAATGGAGAATAGTGAAAATGAAACTAACTAACGAAACTAAAGAAGTCCTAAAAAACTTTTCAACGATCAACCAAAATTTGGTGATTAAAGAAGGTAGTAAAATTTCTACCATGTCTGCAATGAAAAATATTATTGCAAACGCTACCGTAACAGAGAACTTTCCTAAAGAATTTGCGATTTATGATCTCAACGAATTCCTTGCAGCTCTTTCTCTGTTTACAAAACCAGAACTAGATTTTAAAGAAGATTATGTATTAATCACTGAAGAAGGTTCTGTAGGAAATTCACTCAAGTATTGGTATTCTGATCCTTCAGTTGTGACAACTCCACAAAAAGAAATATCTATGCCCTCAAAAGAAATTACTTATAAATTGACTAGTTCTACTCTTTCAGAAGTACAGAGAGCAGCTTCTATTATTGGAGCTCCTGATATGTTACTGGAAAATGGTAAGTTGAAAGTTACTGATAAGAAAAACAGTACTGCAAATGATTATGAGACTCCTCTTGATGTTGATAAAAATGATGCAAAGTATAAGTTTTGGTTTAAGGTTGAAAATCTCAAGATTATTCCAGGCACGTATGATGTAGAAATGTCAGCTAAAAAAATCAGTAGATTTAAAAATTCTTCTATTGATGTTGAATATTATATTGCTCTAGAGCCTGAGTCTTCTTATACCGCTAATGCTTGATAGGAATTTATATTATGGAATCTTTTTTATGGGTCGAACAATATCGGCCGAAAGATGTTGAGACATGTATACTACCTAAAGAACTAAAGAAAACTTTTTCTGAGTTTGTTAAGAAGGGTAATGTACCAAATCTAACTTTATCTGGCGGTGCTGGTGTAGGTAAAACCACAATTGCAAAAGCAATGTTGGATGAGTTAGATGCTACCTATATGATGATTAACGGTTCTGAGGAATCAGGTATTGATGTGCTTAGAACCAAAATCAAAAACTTTGCTTCTACTGTGTCTCTACATGGTGGTCGCAAATATCTTATTCTTGATGAGGCAGATTATCTAAATCCACAATCTACACAACCAGCTTTGCGTGGTTTTATAGAAGAGTTCCATAAGAACTGTGGGTTTATTCTAACGTGCAATTATAAGAATCGTTTGATCGATCCATTGCGCTCTCGTTGTACTGTAATTGATTTTACAATTCCTAATTCTGAGAAACAGGAACTTGCAGCTCAATTCTTTGACCGTACTATTACGATTTTAGATGAGCAACAAGTAGACTATGATAAGCGTGTTGTTGCAGAAGTTATTAATAATCACTTTCCTGATTGGAGGCGTGTATTAAACGAACTTCAGCGGTATTCTGTTTCTGGTAAAATAGATGCTGGTATTCTAGTCAATATTTCCTCACTAAATATGAAGGAACTAATGGCTGTAATGAAGAATAAGGAATTTACTAATGTACGAAAATGGGTTGTTGACAATCTTGATAATGATCCTGTACGCATCTTTCGCAATATCTATGATCATCTTTACGTTCATCTGGATGGGAGCAGTATACCTCATGCTGTCGTTATATTGGGTGAGTATCAATACAAGTCAGCTTTTGTTGCAGACCAAGAAATAAATATGTTGGCTTGTCTGACAGAGATCATGGCGAGAGGAAAATTCAAATGAGTAGTGATAGAGTTATTGATGTTTATGATAATGTTTTGGAACAGCATCATGCAGAACTTATCGATAATGAAATGAAAAAAATAGGATGGCAGTATGGTCATTGGAAATCTGATAAAAATAAAGTAGGTTATCATTGGACTCGTTTCGGTGGAAAAACTGATGAAGAAATAATTGAAAATGGTTTTGACTGGCTGCTTCCTATATGGGATACTTTTAAACAAAAATATAATTTTGAAGAAAAGTATCGTGTTGATGACTATGTACGTATATACATGAACGCCCACACATTTGGTATTGAACCAAATATTCATTATGATGATGGTGATTTTACTATGATCTATTATCCAAACATGAATTGGAAACCAGAATGGGGTGGGGGCACTTACATTTATGATGCTGATGAGATAGATACTGGAACACCTAATTATACTTTAGATAAGTTAGTAGATTGTCGGCCTAATCGTTTGGTTGTATTTGATGCTTACTTGCCCCACCAAGGGCAATCTGTTATTAGATCATGTCATGAATTGAGATATGTCATAGTTTTCAAAAGCAATGTCAAAGGATTTAATCGTGCAGGACTCGACTTCTATAAAGATTGATTTTCTTAAATCTATAGGTTCTGATAGAGTAAAACATTCTGGAAGAACTTTACTAGAGCATCTTATAGGCACAAGTGAAAAATTAAAAGAGTTAGGTGCTTCAGAATATTTACAAGATGCTGGCCTGTTTCACTCTGTCTATGGTACTGCTTATTTTATGCCACAAGGTGGTTTGGTAGATGATAGACAAGTAGTTAAAGATTTAATTGGAGAACATGCAGAAGAGGTTGCATACTGGTTTTGTATGTTAGATAAACCAAGATTGCAAAAAATTTATAAAATGGAACCTTTACAATTACGTAATGATTTGGTAATGTTAGATCGTGCTAATCGTGAAGATCAGCAGATTGTTGATATGATGAGTTGGGAAGAAGCTTATGACTTATGAGTTAAAAGACTATCTAAATGCGATAAATCACACTAAAGAGCCTCTTCTTGATTCTGAGGATGAGCAGTGGACTAAAAAGTATGCACCGTTTATTGTTAATAAGTGTCTTGCTCCTTTCCCCGACACAATCCAATTAGTTAACGAAATTAATCAATATCACCACCTAGACAAGAAACTACAGTTTGATTTTTTAATAAATAGTCTCAGACCAAGAAAAAGATTTACACCTTGGATGAAGGCGAAGAAATTAAAGAATCTAGAGTATGTTAAAGAGTTCTATGGATATAATAATGAAAAGGCCAAGTCGGCTCTTGATATACTAAGTGATGAACAAATTTCTGCCATAAAAACAAAATTAAATAAGGGTGGAACAAATAATGGAAGAATTTAATTGGACACAGGAGCAGATGTTAGAAATTGGTTTGAAAGAACCAGATGATTTTCTAAAGGTACGTGAGACACTATCACGAATTGGAGTTGCTTCAAGAAAAGAACGAAAACTATATCAATCCTGTCATATATTACATAAACAGGGTAGGTACTTTATTGTGCATTTTAAAGAGTTGTTTGCATTGGATGGTAAAGAAACTAACCTATCAGAGAATGATGTTGC